GAGCCATTTCAATCTGAAGAGCAGTTCCCATATTGGAACCTTTACTCTTTTTTGTTTCAACTAATGCCTTAGTAGCTACACTTTTGGCATCAAACATTTTTGCTATCATAGGAGCAAGAGATCCTAAGTCATTAGCTACTTTGCTAGCTTTCTTAACCATGTTAATTGCTGACTGTATACCCGCTAGGGCTGTTAGAGGATCAATCATTTCTTATCTTTCCTTTTCCATTCTAAACAAACGACTTTTCGATTGTATACGTCACCTGACCAAGACCATCTAATACATCTGTATTCTTCTTTAATAGGTAGATTAAGTGCTATAACTAAACTGATAGCAGATACAAACATTATTTATGTAGTTTATTATCTATTGCTAACCATAATGCACCAAAGAAAGCACCAACAATAATTATTGGTTTGACTGCTCTTGCAATCCATTCAAGAACCATGAAGGCACCCTGAGCTGCATTGAAAGCTTTAACTACTTCCTCTGTACTCTTGTCTAATTTATCTACTTTGGCTTCTACTGCTAGAAGTCGTTCATATATCTGTGCGTGGGTTACTTCTAATTCTTGTTCTTGAGTGAGATTGAGCATTTATTATTCCTTAATTACGGCATCCTGAATGTCGTCAGGTTTCTTTTCTAGTTCTGTTTTAAGCATATTAAAGAATGCTTCACGACCAACTTGAAGTTGATCAACGTTGAATCGTGCTGACTCAAGTTTACGATCTAAGTCTGCTACATGATTCAACAACAGTTGTTGCTGAGGCGTCATGTCTTCAAACTTGTACTCAATACCGTCAATAGTTACGGGGGTCTTTTCATTTTTTCCCATGATTATTTTCCTTTAGTTTTAGTTAAGATTAAGCAGAAGCTGCTTGCAGGGGTGCCAAGTCTTCTGTTGTCCAGAAGTCTTTAGCAATCATAATTTTTAAGTGTTCTTTGTTACGAGATACACAATCAGCCCAGTCTTCAGTGGACATTTGTTCAGGCTTCCCTGCGTTAATCAGGTTTACTGAATCCATTGCGGCACTGTAGTGCTTGGCAATTTGTTCTGGAGTTGTTGTTTCATTAATCATATTATTTCCTTATGGTTTTGGATATTGGGCTTTGACTGTATCAATAGATGCTTTCCATGCGTCATAGCCTCCGTGATACATCAAGTCAAGTTGGTCAACTATGCTTGGGTAGGCTGTAGCCCTTTCTTGGGCATAAGTTTTTACCCAGTTTTCAGACCTAGCATTTACGCCATCAAGGAATGCTTTGTCTGGGTCAGCTAAAGCATCGCCACTAACAACAAGCGTTTGATTACCAGTAGATTTTGTTTTTGCTTTGTCTTCAAACATTTCTACAAAGTAATGTGCTTGCAGTTGGCCTTCAACTGTAATTTCTTGGGTTTTAATCATTGTGTAAAACATAATTTTCCTTATTGAGTAGCTCTAGTTCTGAATGCCATAATTCTAAAATTAGTAGTTCCTGCAAGACCAGGTTTAACATAAACTATAGAAGAAGAAATATAAACCCCAATTTGAGAAGCGTTTGGGCTTGAAGTAACTACAAACACACTTGCTACTTGCGAAATAATTTTTAATGTGTTTCCTGCCGCAAGAATAAGAGCAGCCTCACCAGTTTGATTCATATCGTTAATAATAAAAATACCAGAAAAAGAATTGGTATTCCCAAAAATTCCCGTTGCTGTACTTTGAGTAACCCCAAGTGTGTTTGTGGCTGAACCACCAGCAGTTCCTTGTGTAATGTCGATGTTTGCAAATGCGTTAGTTGTCCACTGAGAAGAAGAATTATGAAACGCCAAATTGCCATTGCCATCAGATGCCACAACAAAATTACTTAATGTGCGAATGTCTAGGCCACCTTGGTTGCCAGAGAATCGACCAAGGATGGTGTTCGTATTTCCAGAAGTCATTGCGCTTCCAGAATCAGTGCCAACAAAGGTATTGCTCTGACCCGTTGAGACCGTACCAGCCAAACGACCAATGAATGTGTTTTGGTAGTTGTTGTTGGTGTATCCCGCCCCCTGACCAACAAAAGTGTTATAGCCACCTCCAGCAGTGGTTTGACTATACCCCGCTTCGTGACCTACAGCAGTGTTGTTGGATGCTGTGGTGTTATTAACAAGTGCGTAATAACCAAGTGCTGTGTTTTGACCGCCTGTTGTATTTGAATACAGAGCCGCCCGACCCACAGCAACATTTGCTGGGCCAGTTGTGTTGCTGTAAGATGCTTGGTGTCCAACAATGGTATTTGAGTACCCTGTACTGTTTTGACGCAAAGCCTCAAAACCAACCGCCACGTTCTCATTGCCAGTCGTGTTGGTGTATGCGGCCTGATAACCCACAGCAGTGTTGCCTGATGCTGTGGTGTTGGAACCTAACGCACCCATGCCAATACCTGTATTCTGTGAGCCAGTGGTATTAGCTTGCAAAGTTGCGTTGTAACTTGCGGCATCATTGCCACCAACAGCTACGTTATTTTGACCAGTTGTGTTTGCAATTAGTGTTTGAAGACCAACAGCAGTATTTGGTTTGTTAGTAGTTGACACTAAAAGTGATTGAAATCCAATAGCAACACTGTATGTTGATGCTGTAGCATTTTTCATGGCTTGAGAACCAAGAGCTACATTGCCTTCACCAGTAACAGAGTAAGCCGCCTGATAACCAACCGCAGTGCTGTTTGCCGAAGTGGTGTTAACTCCAAGTGCTTGGTAGCCAATACCTATATTAAAAGAGCCAGTAGTGTTTGCCTCCATAGCAGACATACCAACAGCAATGTTTCTAGCGCCAGTTTGATTACCATTTAAGGCGGTGTACCCAAGCGCAACATTTCGTTCACCCGTAGTGTTGGTGTAGCCAGAACGCTCCCCTGCAAAAAGATTAAATGAACCTGTTGTCGTACTGTAACCCGCTTGATAACCAATAGCAGAATTGCCATTTGCTGTAGTATTAGCTTGTAGTGCATAAAAACCAACCGCAGTGTTTGAACCTCCAGAAGCACCTGAAGTACCTGTAGACAAAGCAGAACGACCAACCGCAGTGTTTCCGCTACCAGTAATATAATAACCTGCACCATATCCAACCGCAGTATTGTCATTACCTGTTGAATTTACGCCTAAAGCAAAAGCACCAACAGCAACACTATTTGCCCCTGTAGTGTTGGTTGTAAAGGCACTAGCACCCACCGCAGTATTAGTAGCCACAGCCCCCGCACCCCTACCCACAGTAAGTCCTTGAATAGACATCCCGTTAGAAGTAGATACAACTTGTCCTGTACTGATACTTAAACCAGTAGTCCCATTCGTTTGTAATTCAAGAACACCTGAGGAGTCTGCATTACTCTTTAAGCCAGCACTACCGCTGACTACGCCATTGTCGGCATTTAAAATTGAAGCCATTTAAACTCCTCCATATGTTTTATTACCAAGGCGTACCAGTTGCTGTTACAGGATTTTTCTGTAGTTCAATATTAGCAGCCAATGCTGTTTCTGTTGCTTCTTTATCAACACCATTCTCCCAGACCCACCCTAGGACTGTCTCTTGTGTGAGATCAGCATAGGGGATTTCTGGGGTACCGTCTGCCCATGAGCATGTTGAATAGATAGATGATGTATATTCACCGTCTACCGCAGTTGCTTGCCAATGTGCTGTGGTTACAAAACCATTAGATGTGTTGCGGTCTAGTTGTGAGATTGTCCAAGTGGTAGTCATGTTAGTTTCCTTTTAAAGTGGCTACGTCAGCCTGAAGTTGAGTAATTAGGGCTTGTTGTTCTTGGATTGCTTTAATCATTGCTGGTACTAAAGTTGATGTGTCAACAGCCCATATTCTTTCAATGGCTTCTTTATCATCTCCAACACTAACTGCTTCTGGTGCAACAGTAATTAATTCTTGAGCAACAACACCAAAATCTGTGTGATTTTCGTGTTCAATCCAATCAAATGCACGAATTTTTACACCAGATAATTTTGCAAGACCAGAACCAGAATCAACAATGTTTTTCTTCAAACGCTGGTCAGAAGTTGAGTTATAAAGAGTATTAGTTCCGTTATATGTAATAGTTCCAATTTGTGAGCCGCCACCAGAAATTCCCACATTAAATGACATTAAAGAACAAGAAGTTCCAGTATTTACGGCAGTATTTACAGCAGATAAAGCAGACTGACCTGAATTTGTTACAACGCAATTTACAGAATTTGAACTTGCTTCAACGCACAATCCAGCACCAGTACCAAATATATTTGAAGTTCTTCCAACACATAAACTGCCGCCAGAGGTTATTCTGGCTTTTTCCGATGCGTCAATAGTAAAAACAATGCCAGAAGATGCTCTTAGATTATCTGGGTCTGCGGCAATCATCAGCGCATTCTCGGCATTTGACCATACTCCAACAACGCCAAGCATTTCATTGTTGCTACTGACAACACCTAGTCCACCATACTTTGATGAACTGTTACTACCTTTTACCTGAATGTTTGTTTGATAAGTAGTTCCAACAGATGCTGTGTGTCCTACTAATTGCCGACCATCAGCATCTAGCGTCATTGCTTGGGTAAAGGAGATAGCGTTTCCTGCTGTGCCTGATGGGGCTGTGAACCAACGATGCTGACCAGCGGATTGGGAATACTGCGATGCTGTGTTTGTTGTGAGGTATGTTCCAGTACCACTAGAATTGATATAAAAGTTATTTGAAATAGCGGTAAAGTTATTTCCACCAAAGCTATAGCCATATACACAACCAGTTGCGCTAAATTGAAATGCTTTTAATGCAATGCCTGTGTCCCAAGCACTCGGAGTAACTCCCAAGCCTAGATTGCCTGAGGTGTCAAGCCTCATCTTTTCCGTATTGTTTGTCAGAAATCCTGTTGGGTGATTGGTTGTAGTACCAAACGCCATTAAGCCATCAATTCCGTTGTAGTTAACAACAGCCCTAACAGCAGAATCGCTACGTTCAAAAGAAGCTATGTTTGCGGTACTTGTGCCGCCAGTTCTAAATCGGGCAACTTGTGTGTCGCCAGTGCTAATTGCATCAACCTTATAAGCAGGCGAACTTGTACCAATACCCAACCCTGTTGTGGTGAGGCGCATTTGTTCTGTTGCTGATGAGTCTTGAAATACGATTCCATTTGTAGCCCGACCACGAAGTGCAGTCAATGTTGAATCGCCATATAAAACTAAAGAGCCGCCAAAGTTTATTGCCGCACCACTACCAACACCTAAATTAGTACCATCAAAAGTAAGCGCAGAGCCACTTGTCAGAACCTTTGAACCATTGAGATAGGTTACTCCGTTGGCTGTGCCTCCAGAGAGGGTTACAGCACCAGAGGCACTAATATCTGTCAAACCAGAAATAGCACCTGTATCACTCAAGATGCCAACAGAGTTCTGAAGCAACTTTCCTGTTGTTGTGTCAAAACGGGCTAAAGCATTATCTGTAGAAGATGCAGGGCCAACAACATCACCTGATCCACCGCCACCAGCCGCAGCAATCGTGATCGCACCCGCAGCATTGGTAATTGTGATGTTTGTTCCCGCAGTCAATGTCGCTTTGGTTAAAGTGTTGCCAGTGCTATTACCAATCAACAGTTGACCATCTGTGTAGCTTGTCTGTCCTGTACCACCATTAGCGACAGGCAGAGTTCCTGTTACGCCAGTAGACAAAGGCAAACCAGTTAAGTTAGTTGCAGTACCGCCCGATGGAGTACCCAAAGCACCACCATTGACCACAACCGCACCAGAAGAGCCTGTATTGACCGCTAGAGCCGTTGCTACACCAGTTCCTAGACCTGACACACCAGTAGAGATTGGAAGCCCTGTAGCGTTCGTTAAAGTTGCGCTAGTAGGTGTTCCAAGGATAGGAGTCACCAATGTAGGTGAAGTAGCAAATACTGCTGATCCTGATCCTGTTTCATCTGTCAAAGCACCCGCAAGATTGGAGGAGCTAAATGAACCCAAAGATGTTGCATTGCCAACAGAAGTGACTGCACCTGTTAAGTTAGCGTTAGTTGTGACACTACCCGCTGTCAAACCAGAGGCAGTTCCTGTGATGTTTGTGCCTACCAAAGCAGATGGAGTGCCTAGAGCAGGAGTGACCAAAGTTGGGCTATTGGCAAACACCAAAGCACCAGAACCAGTTTCGTCTGTTACGGCAGAAGCTAGATTGGCAGATGATGGAGTACCCAAGAAAGTAGCTACACCAGTACCCAAACCACTTACACCTGTTGAGATGGGCAATCCTGTTAGGTTAGTTGCCGTACCAGAAGCAGGAGTTCCCAATGCGGGAGTCACCAAAGTAGGACTGTTTGACAGGACAACAGAGCCTGTGCCAGTAGAGCTAGTTACACCAGTACCACCATTTGCTACTGGCAAAGTTCCAGTAATGTCAGCAGTAGAAAGACTTACTGCATCCCATGAAGCGTTCGTGCCATCAGTCTGAAGATACTTGTTTGCGTTACCTGTTTGGGTAGGCAAAAGGTTGTTCAGAGCAGCAGTAGCCGTAGAAGCACCAGTACCGCCATCAGCAACCGCTAAATCAGTAATACCAGTGATTGAACCACCAGTAATATTGGCAGAAGCATTGTCTGTTTTAGTCGCTACAGCAGTCTGAATATTGTTAAATTCAGTATCAATCTCAGTACCTTTAACAATCTTTAAAGGATTGCCAGGTGATAGGTTGTCTTTTGATGCAAAGTTAGTAGTTTTGGTGTAATTTGACATAATTTACCCTATTTTGCCATCTTTGGCTTGAATTTCAATCTTTTGTAGAGAAAACGATGTTCCATTTATCGTAGTCTCATATCCAGTTTGGACAATCTTTCCTGAACCTGAACCATTCGCAGTTAAAGTCTTAATTGGAACGCCACTTGTGTATTCAGCAATGTTGTACTCAGCCGTACCATACTCATAACTTGTTTGAGCAGGGATGTAGACGTTCTCAGCACGATAAGAACCTGAATAGTCAAATCCCCAATTGATAGATAGAAACTGGTTTGATCCACCAATCACAATAGCAGTCACAGACTTCAGAATGGAAATCTGATTAGGGTTTCCCAAGTCAGCATTGTTTGTGTAGTACGCAAATCGGTACGTTGTTGCGTCATCAAGATAAGTTCCATACTTACCGATATACCCATTCTTACCAATGTACAAGTCACCATTACGCAAAGAACGTAATGATGTAGGAGCAATCGAGTCCCATTTCGTTACACGAGAAGAACCATCTTGCAAAGATTGCTTGGTATCGAAGCAGTAAACTTGGAAAGTAGCGGGTAAAACAAGCAGATAAAAGGCTTCTTTTTCTGAGTAAACAGACTTCAGATTAGCCAATGTTTCGCTTGCCAATGATGAATTTAGGTCAAAACGAACATTCTTAGATAGGTCTCTCAGGGGTGCAGACTTCTCTTGAATAGTCCTCATCAGTGAACGAACACCTGAGTCTGACAAGAAAATAACATCAGAGCCAACGCTTTGAATCGTATCTCTAGCAATACACCCAATAGAGCCAATTGTGTCGCTCAGAACCAAGGATGCGGGTGTAGATGCACCAGAATACACAAGAATCTGTCGTTTACCAAAGATAAACAAGAAATCATTGTGAGCTGCCAAGCCCATGACCTCATCAGCACCATTAGGCCACACACGAGAAACATCTAAATTCCCTGAAGTGCCACCACCCCACACATGACCTGCAATCAGATCAGAAAAGGTAACAGTTACTTTGTCAGTAGCAGTATTAGCCACCCATAGGCGACCAAATGCTGAAATAGCAATGTTTGCTTGAGGAACAGTAGCCACATAACCAGACTTCTCAGAGATTCTGCGATAAGTAGTAGTACTTATTGCGGGGTCATAAATCAGAGGATCGTGACCTGTTTGGAAGAAGTATGCAATCCCATTTAAGGATGCAGTTTGCCAATTAGACGCAGTAATAGTGGGAGCAGTACCGCCACCACCATAGGTCAACTCAGTCACTGCATTAGCAGTACCAAGTTTGAATATTTTGTTGTTGCCAGCAAATAGAACTGTAAGAGTTCCGTCAGTCTGGACTAATTCATGGATTACACCAACATCGTTAGCACCTAAAGCACCAGAGGAAGAGTTAACCCTTGACCAACCTTTTCTAGCACCAATACGACCATACTGATCCAAGATGCAGTTAGTTGCAACCAAAGCAAAGCCAGCCCCTAGATCAAGGGGAGAATCTTCAGTATTCAGGCCATAAAAGCCTGGTGCTGAGAGACTGTAACTTTGAAGTTGTGCTGCCATTAGACCGCCACAAAGTTGTCTTCAGGATAACGAGTGGACTCCAATGCAATGGCATCAGAGAGCATTCCTCTAAACAAGGCATAAGCCTCGGAAGAGTTTGTTCCACCATCTTCACCACGCTCAATCAAAGCACGAGCATAAGCACTTTGAGTCACCAAGTAGTCCAAAACCTTGACAGAAGTGCCATCAGCAGACAAATTAGCCTGTGGGATGGTCAAATCAAATTTAAGCGTATAGACACCATTTGGGATGGGAAACAAATCAACCTTTGTGTCGCCACTGCCATCTACACCACTAAAGCAATATTCAGTAGGAACGCCTTGAACTGGTGTGCCAAAGTTCAAATTGCGGTTCATGTCTGAAACTGCAATGTTGCTTAATAAAATATAGTTTGTCGTATTAAGAGCTTCAGCAATACGAAACTTCTGACCCGCACCTGTCAAAGCATAAGAACTTGTACCAGAAGTAGTACTAACTGTAATTGTTTGTCCTAAGACATTCCAATTGTAGGAATCTTCAATCTGACGCTTGGCATCATTGACAAACTTGCCAATCAAAGAAGAATAGGTTGTTTCGCCAACAGTAGAGACTGTGCTTTCACGCAAGCGAACCAACACATCGTTAACAAGTTCTAAGTAGGTCATGTTCGTTGCGCTCCTGAAACTTCAAATGTGGCAATAAAACTGAAGGAACTACCCGCTTCAGTAGTAATTTGAATCCTATCGCCTTCTTCTAAAACAATATAAGCCGCACCATCAAATTGAAGGTATTGCTTTGAAGTTAAGTTGTAAGTAGTAAGAATGTCTAAAGTGGTTGCCGCACTTGCGTCATACCATTGAACAGTAATATGTTTAGTCGAACCACCAGTATTGTGAATGTACATCACAGTAAACTTGGCGTAATAACCCGTAGGAACTGTATAAACAGTTGTCAGCGTTGCGGCTGTTGGGTTAATTCCGACAGATACTGGTCTCACTTCATATTCCTCTTAGAGATCGCTTTAGCCTTGGCTTTAGCGTCTTCCTTGGACGTTGCGCCCCAAGCTCTAAGAGAAAGTAAAAGTCGGGTAGGCTTTCCATCTTTCATCTCAGCGCCAGGCATATTGCCCATTCGTGCTAAAAAGGATGCCC